CGAATCCTTCGAGCTTTTGGTGGGCCTATAGCCTTGGAAATTGAGAAGATTATCAGTGATGATGATCATTCGAAATTCCTTGAGGTTAAGGGACCGGACCCAAAAGATTTCGTGGGCAACGTAGTTGCCTTCCGAAATGAATACTGTGCTTTTGAATTTTTATCGAAATCTAAGTTTTTAAACTTGGGCGTAGATAAAGTTGCTGTAGCTCTAAAAAAGTTCCAGCAATTCGAAGATCAGTGTTCCGCAACCAATAAGACGTTTTCAAACCTTGCTATTTCGCCCCTTTATACAGGACGAAACGTTTCACTGCTTCACGCAATGACTCGGAAAATTAGCAAGATCCTGACTCCTATTGGCGCCGAAGAGTTCGCGAACAATGCAAATTGGGGACCCGGTTCGTCTTACCACCTAAAAAGTGATAGGTCGGACCGGGAGACCAAGTTCCGCTCAGAGAGCGGAATAACACGAGACCTTTTAGAGTTTGTTAAGCCTTGGTTTCACCAAGCTTTTCCGAGTTGGTCAACATTCATTTCCGGAGCTGAGAAGCTCCGTGACGAATGTTTTCAGATTCAGAACTCAAATAAGGTGATCACAGTCGCGAAGTCTGCTAAGACCGATCGGGTGATTGCGGTCGAACCGGGTTTTAACCTGTTCTTCCAAAAGTCACTCGGCTTGTCGATCAGGCATCGCTTGAATAAATCTGGCATTGACTTAAACTCGCAAACTAGAAATCAGCTGTTATCTAAAGAAGCCAGTATTACTGGCCATTTAGCGACAGTTGATTTCTCTTCTGCGAGCGATAGTATTGCATCTAGAATGGTCGAAGAGGTTTTACCTCCAGATTGGTTCCATTTGCTCAATCTTTGCCGGACGAAATACCGTGACGTCCCTGAGGGCATCCCCCAGAAATGGGAGAAGTTCTCTTCGATGGGAAATGGCTTCACCTTCGAATTGGAAAGCTTGATATTTTTCGCTGCAGCTTATGCTACATGTGAAGAATTGGGCCTTCCTACAGAAGAAATTTCTGTATTCGGAGATGATGTCATTATTCCTGTCGAGGCGTTTGATCTCTTCAATGAATTTTGTGCGTTCCTTGGCTTCTCTGTGAATAACAAGAAAAGTCATTTTTCAGGGTTCTTTCGGGAATCCTGTGGGGCGCACTGGTTCAATGGCGTTGACTGTAAACCCATCTACCTTAAAGATAGATTATCTGATGTATCGAGCATTTTTAAATTGGCTAATAGTCTCCGGCGTTTGTCTCGGCGTCATAGTTTCTATGACTCTTGTGATAATCGCTTTAGGAGCTGTTGGCTACACCTTTTCAGACGGGTTCCAAAGGCTTTTCGCCTCTGTATCTCCGACGGTCTAGGTGATGGCTGCTTCATCGTTAATTTCGATGAAGCCGCCCCTTCTAAGAGGAAATCGCAGGATGCTTTCTTTACTGTAAAGCATCTCACGGCTTCTCCTTTGAAGTTTAATGATGACTCGTACGGCACCCTTGCAGCCCGTTTAACGGCTATAAGGGGATCTAGCTTATCCTATAAGGATTTGCTAGGGGTTTCCACGCTTTCGTATGGTAATAACCATACAAAAAGAGACCGGTATGTACTTAGAGTCTCACG